GAATAATAACTAGTTATTTTCGTTTTAAATTCAAAACAAAATCAGCCCCCTCAGATCACTCCGAGAGGGCTGTCTTACTACCTACTTGATTTTGATTTTCTGCCCCACATAAATGAGGTTAGCGTTCTTGATGCCATTATCCTTGACAAGCTTCGCAACAGTGGTCTTGTACCGCTTAGCGATAGCAGAAAGGGTGTCACCACGCTTTACCGTGTAAGTTACTGCCTTTGTTTTGGACGGCTCTAAGGACTTTACAGACGGCTTAACAGCTGACTGCGACGTTGCCTTGAAACCGTTCAAGCCAGCCGCCTTTATCTTAGCAGGATAGTCTATATAGCATATATCCATATCAACATTGCCACTGATACCGCTGACTCTTCCAGTGGAGCTGTACTGCCACATACCATAAGTGCCGCCGTAGTTACAGCGTGAGCCGTACTCAGCGACCCAAAGAGCATATCTCTTAGCGACGTAGGCAGATATGTACTGCTGCAATGGACTTCTGCTTATGTAGATACCTGCCCAGTAGCCTGCATGTTCAAGTGCATTGCAGAAAGTCTTGACAAGGCTGTTGCAAAATGCTCTGCCCTTTGCGAACTGTGAACGTTCCTCAAGGTCAAAGTATATCGGATACTCAAACGTCTTGCCCTTGATAGCGTTGATACAAGTCTGAGCCTCTGCCTTTGCGTCCTCGACACTCGCCGCATAGCTATACCAGTAAGCACCAACCTTTAGCCCTGCCGCCTTAGCTGCCTTGTAGTGGTTCTCGAAATATGGGTCTTTCTGATTAGCGTACTTGCCATAGCCTGCACGAATGATAACGAAATCGACCCCCGAAGCCTTGACCTTCTTGAAGTCAACGCCCTGCTGATACTGTGAAACGTCAATGCCCTTAAATGTCTTTGCCATAAAAATTACTTCCTTTCCAAATCGTCAATTCTATGATTAGCCACCTTGATTTTCTCGTCGATCAAAGCATAATCCTGTTCCAGCTTATAGGTGCGAGCAATAACACTGTTGTGCTTGTCCACACGCTCAGACAGCTTGTCTATCTTGTATTCAATAAGCTTTTGGCTGTCGTACTGCGCCTGTTGCATAGTCTTACGGCTGTTAGATGCTATGACGATCTGACACACTACCGCCGAAGCAGCTGTTATCAGTGCAACGATAATTGCTTCCGTCACTCATCATCACCCGACTTTCTCTTGGCGCTCTGCGTGCCAAAGTAGAACGATATCACCACAGTAAACACTGTGATGAACTGCTCTGCTGAGATCGTGCGTCGAAGTGCCAACACGCAAAACACCGCTGTCAAGAACAGCGTTACAATGGACTTTACATCAATGAGTTTCGCTAACTTCTGCTTCATGGTATACCTCCTTTGTTATCATCTCATACTCCTCAGCTGTGATCCACTTGCCAACAGCGGCGCGTACCATAGCAACCGACCACAAACGGCTGTCATAGTATCTCTTGACCTTTGCATAATTCTTACTCATCGCCGCTCACCTCATTCAGCTCTACGCCACTGATCATAGCCAGAAAATCAACGTTTGCCTTTATCCTGTCTATCTCGGTTACCTTTGGTTTGTTGAAGTTATCTTCCGTCAGCCCTGCGGCTTTCAGCATTTCTTCTTGCAATTCTGTCATACGCTACCTCCTACTTCACTCAGCTTCACAATATACTCTTCCTCACTCGGAACGGGTATGCGATAGCTATCGTTGCTGTTCTTGAACGTGATTGAACCACCTGCCTCAACTGTTAGATTTCGTAGAAAATCATCATCAATCAGGGTTGAAATATCCGTGACGATTGGTTTTTCTAGTTCGTAGTATAAGATTACACCCTGCATTGCCTGCTTGAACGCTGCGGCATCGGTGTAGGCGGTGTCTAACACTGTGACCCCTGCATTACCCTGATGTTGACCGATTGATTTATCTACTCGGAAAAAATCGTTTCCGTCAGCCACATATGCACCTCTAGTTGTGTATTTTTTACAAATAACATTTGCCAACTGTGTATTCGTTGGAATAACTTTTATGGATTGAATTGGTGCACTAAACCACTGATTATCACCCCAACCGAAAGGCAGATTACCATATGTCCAATTCAGCGTCCCCAAATCAACACTTTGTACACATTGATAGTATTTTTTATTCTCATAGTCCACATAGTTTCGTGCCGTTCCTGCCGACCAGCCGTAGCCAGGCAGATTGCGGATTGCTTCGGGAATTGGGTAAACGTTGCTGTGGTAGGGGGCGTAGGTTCCCGAACTGCCTGTTATCAACGCTATATCATTCTTGTAAACATTGCCATATTGTGACGGAAGCGTGAAACGTACATAAAATGCGCCCGATGGCGTTATGAACAATTTGTTTGGGTAGGTGTCACCACTTTTGCTGTCACCACCAATGTAATTTTTGCTGTGGTCATAAAATCTGACTTTTATGTTTCCAAATTTGGTACTACCTGTGTACGCAAAGATATAGGTTGAATTTGGGGTAATTGGTGTATAACTTTTTGAACGCATTGCAGTTGGATTTGGTGTATCTAGCCCGGTTTTGTAATCAATCGAACCAATTTCCCATACTTCGTCCCACAAATTCTTTCCCTGCTCCACAACGCTCTCTGTGCCAGCGCTGACTATTTCCCCAGTGTTATATGGGTAGTAGTCCGCTGGGAATATTTTCTCAAATTCTTCCACGCTCGCAGGCTCGTTGCCTGAACCGAACATGGCGGTGAGGTCAAAAATCTGAATTTTAATTTTAACGTTAGTGAAAACTGTACCGACCGTAAAACCACTAATTCCAGTAGTCTTGCCTAGTGAAATTTCCGATTGTGTCTGATTATAAATCACGGCTGACGAGCCTCTGGTGATTTTCGGAGTCGGCTTACTCCGATTTAGAAAAGCAAAACCCATTTCTATGTTGTCAGGATTGTTCAAAATTAGCAGCTTGAAAGCATATTTTCCTATCTTGTTCTGCTCGGGCGTGACATCTCTGAAATTGATATATGTCGATGTTGTAGTCCCATTAATGGTGATTGTTCCGTCAGAATCGGCGGTCACGGTAACACCGTTGTTTGCTCCCTTCCTTGGCTGAAAACTTTGGTTAAACACAATTGACCTACCACCCACAGACTTAACGCTCATCAGCTTCGCCCCTGTAGGCACAGTTTTCTGATACGCTGTTTCGCTGTCGGTTTCAAATTTATGGGTGATACCCTGACCCATATCGTATAACGCATTTACCCTACGTTGCAGTTCCTTGTCGGTCAGCTTTGCAGCAGAAATTTCAGCCGTGTTTTCAACTATCTTTTCGACAGCGGTTGTGTAGTCATCAGGCAAACTGTCAGCCACCGCCTGTGCTGTCTGTGCGGCGGTTTCAGCGGCTTTGCGGTCTGTGGCGACCTGTGCGGCATGGTCTGCCACTGTAGCCTTGTCGGCTGTGACCTGTTCAGCCATATCCTGCACCGCCTGCCTGTCTGCCGTAGTGCTGTCAGCATTGGTCTTAGCAGTTTTAGCGTAGCCTGCCGTTATGTTCTTGTCGGCTGTTGTTTGCTGTGCCGACGCTGACGCCTGCGCTGCGGATATTTTAGCGTTATTCTGTGATGTGACCGCCTCAGCACGTGCGGTTTCTGCACCCTGCATAGCGGTTTCTGCCTGCGTTGCGGACGTTTCTGCCGCTGCCTTTGCGGTCTCAGCACGTTCAGCCGCCTGCACTGCGGTATTGGCTGATTTCTCTGCGGCTGTGGCTGATTTCTCAGCGTTCTCCGCCGCTGTAGTTGCCGTTTCTGCAGCAGTGACGGCTGTCTGCATATCTGCGTGCGCCTGTCTGCCTATGGCATCTATGCGGTCTAGTGCGTCCATAGACACATCAGGTGACGGGATAGCCGTATCGCCTATAGCCGCACCTATTCTCAGACGGAATATGCGTGATTTTTTTACTAAAATATACTCATCGTCTGACAGTTTTTTCGCACATATCTGACAGCTGACTGTCTGCGCTGAACGTAAGATATCTGCGGTAGGCATCCACTGTCCGCCTGTGATATCGACCTCATACTGAACGCCGTCGCCATAGTCGATAGTCAGCACATAGCGGTCTGCGCCGTCTATCTCCATGCCCTCAACCGATACAGGACGGGCATTTGTTTCACCGACATAGCCCAGCAGGGCTGTGTTCAGTGTTACGTCATAATCTGCATTTAATGTTATTGTCATTTAATCACCCCTCTTTACTCTATTGCAATGTAATCAACATAGTATGTTCCTGTTGGCACGTTTTCCACTGTTGACCCGTTAGTAGCGCCCATGCAGACGTTCAGATAGTACGACTTTCCCGACCCATTAACGTGAGTGCAGAACGTCTTGTATGGTGTTGGTGTGTCTATCTGCCGTAGTGTTGCTATTACCTGCTTAGGCGCAAATGTCAGTCCAAGCGGTATCTGCATCAGTGGATTCGCTTTCGTCATCTTGTGTTCCACAGTGCCATAGTGTATCTTGCCGGCTCGGCTCAGTATCTCATCGATTTCCTCGCCTGCGTGTTGCATCGGATAATCGTTTTCGGTGATATCCTGCGCCAATGTCAAATTTTCATCAGCCATTATCTCGCCCCCTTAAAGTTGTTCTTCAACGCTCAGACCTACCGCAGAAATGTCTGCTGAAAGTCCGCCGTCAAAGGTAAATCCTAAATTCGTTATTGGTATATCATAGCTGTCTGCGCCGTTGGTGTAGGTCACCACGTCACCTATGTCGAAACGTGGGTCACCAAGTCTGTGGTATAGCTCAGTGGTGTACCACGAAAAGCCGCCTATCCTGCGCCACAGAGATTGTAGCAAAGACTCTGTCATGTATGGATTTTCAAACTCTAGCACACGTCCTTGTGTTGTGTCTGTCACGCCTAGTGACAACGTTTCATCGTCACTGACTTTGCAGATAATGCCCACGATAACGTTCTGCCTTTCTGACAGTGTTGGCATATCTATCGTGTTGTTATCCAACGTTTTCACGCTCTTGCCATACCACTTTCGGACGTACTTTCCGTACCTGTCAACATACCCGAACTGACCTTGTGCAGAGGAAAGGTAGGACAACATTTGTCGCATGGTCACGTCCTTTGGCACTGAGCTGACCTTGAAATAGAAATACTTTGAGTACAGCACCTTGCCGTTCTTATCTATCAACCTTCTGCCGTTCTTGTCACGCAATAGTCGCACCTCTGTATAGTCATTGCCGTTCTGCAATCCTAATTGTCTGCAGATGTCGTCCTCGACAGCTTTATTCCAATTTGGCATAGGGATATGCGGTACATACGGCTTGTCCGAAAAGTATAGCCTGTCTGCCATTGTCAGCTGAACACTGCCGCCTGACTTTTTGGACTTCACGCAAGTAAAACGTCCCATTGGTATCTTTTCGCCTGCAAGTATGCCGTTCGTTTCGTAGTCCACGAGGTACAGATATGTGTCATAGTTCTTTCCAAGAAACGCTGTCTCAGTGTCACTTATTGTCATGTTCCACGATTGCGAACACACGGCGCCCAGCTCGATGTCGTCTGAAAGTGATGTTGCCTGCATGGAGCTGTCAGCTGACATAATGCTGTCACCTGATATAACGCCCTCTGCATTCTCTATCCACAAACGCCAAGTACGGCAATAGCTCTCGATACGCTGAGCCACAAGCTCCCCTGTTTTGTACATCCAAACGCCCCCTTACTGCATTATCAAATCCACCGCAACGCCTTTGCAGAACTGCTTGTTCTCGTCCCAGCCGAAAACTTCATAAGTTGGGTCGCCTGCGTAAACGTCAAAAGTGCTTTCCTGAAATGTCTCATCAAGGAGCGTGATACTGAAAAACGGACTGTCAACGTTGGAGATATACTCATTGAGCTTTGCCGTCTCCTCGCCTGTGAGATGATACCATTTCAGCGTGACAGTTTTCTTTATGGCTCTTATATCGCCCACCATTCTGCAGTTAGCCGTTCGCCCTGCATTGTTCGACCATATCTTGTTGTTTGTAAAGCTCACTTCCGCAGGTGTGGCGACCCTTTCGCTGCCGAATATAAGTCCTCTGCTTTTCATTTTCTGCACCTCCTATGCCCTTATGGGCGACCTGCCGTTGCGCTTGATATAGTCGTTGATATCATCAATAACTATCTGTGTGATAGTCCTGCCATTGAGCGTAAGCGGTATGGTAACGCTTATCTTCTGATTTCCGCCTGCTCCGCCGTAAGACACAAGAGCCTGCAAAACAGCCTGTGTGATAGTATCCAGCGGTGCCTCGATATTCGTGCCACGCTTCTGATCGCCCAGAACTGCAAGAAACTCAGAGTTCGGCGGTATCACTGCACCTTGGGCAAGTTTGGGTATTTCGGGAATATCAATTTGGCTTAGGTCAAAGCCAAATGTCTGACCGCCAAGATCACCGGGAAGCCAATCAGGTGTTGTGAAGCTCAGCTCGTTAATGCCGTCGATTATCCAATTTATTGCGTCCTCTACTGCTCCTGTCAGACCATTTATAAGCCCGATTATCAAATTGATAGGTGTTTTTGCTATGTCAACAAGTGCGTCCCATACGCCTTTGAAAATCTTCTTTACACCCTGCCAAGCTTTTTTCCAATCACCGGTGAACACTCCCACTATGAACAGTACAACGCCTTTAAGTGCTGAAATGATGTTCTTCACGGCGTCAATTATATTGCTTATGACATTGCCCACTGTCTTTATTATCTTGCCAAGCACACTGCTGACTATCGGTCCGAGTATGCTCACAAGCCAGTTCACAACAGGTGCTATGGCTTTGTTGTAAATGCTCAGAACGCTTGTGATAAGTGTTCCAACAAAGTCGAGAAACTCATCAAGCAGAGGTTTCAAGTGCTCCGTCCAAACGCTGTCAGCCACGTCCATGAGCTTGTCAAACACAGGTTTCAAGACCGTTTCCCACAGATTGAGGAATACGTTCTTTGTGGTGGTTATACCCTCGTTTATGCCGTCAAATATAGGCTGTCCCCACTCGTTCCAAAAGTCTGAAATGCTCTGCCAAGTATCGCACCACAGTGTTTTCAAGGCGTTCAACACAGGCTGTGCAACGCCGTTCCACAAGGTATCGAAGATCTCTTTTATGTTGTCAAACAGTACGCCGAGAGTGTTCCATACCTGCGTGCCAAAATCCGTTATTAGGGGTAATCCTACAGTGAGAAAGTTTTGCAGTATAGGGAACACTGCCACATTCCAGATATCAGAAAACACCTTGTTGAAGCTGTCAAAAAGTCCTATGCCTATCTTGCCAAGCGTGCTGAAAGCGGTCTGCATAAGCGGTGTAAAATCGTTTATAAAATAAGCTTTGAGCGGTTCGGAAAGCGACTTTATATCGCTGAAAACTCCGCCGAGTATCTGAGCAAGTTCAATGCTCTCTCTTTCAAGTCCGCTCCATATATCGGCGAAAATAGGCTTAAAATTCATGTCAAGATAGTCTGCAAGCTTTTCAAACTGAGTTCTTACTGATTTGAAAAAGTCAGACAGCTTTTTATCTGCCTTTCCCGTATCCACCTCAACGCTAGTCCCGGAAGGCTGCATTATCTCCCCGGCTCCGCTGACCCCAGTGCTGTCTGACTTGCTCTCATCATTCAGCTTGTTCATCTGGTCAAAGCTTGCAAGAGAGCCTTCCTGTGCCTCCTGAGCCTGCTGTGCATTGTCGGCTATATCGCTGTAATTATCCGCCGCCTGAGAGGTGCTTTTCACTATGCTTTGAGCCTCGTCTGCACTGCTGCTTAGTTCAAAGCCGAACGCCTCTGAGAGCGCCTGCGCCGCACCCTGTGCCAAAGCTATGAGCTGTGAAAGCAGACTGTTTATCGCCTTGACAACAGGCAGAAGAACGTTCATCAGCACAGTGCCGATAGTCGCTCCGAACTCTTTCCATTGCTCAGAGAGTATTCTAGTTTGGTTTGCCCAGCTGTCAGACGTCTTTGCAAAGTCGCCCTGTGCAAGAGCCGTCTGTGACATAACGTAGTTGTATCTCAGTTGAACTTTTTCAGCCTGCGACATATCAGCAGTTGATTTCGTGATACCCTTTGAAAGTGCATACGCCTGCAAGTTGGCGTCCGTCATAACGATACCGAATTGTTTGAGGGTCTCAGTTTCGCCTGTAAAAATTGATTTCAGAGCCGTGCTTGCCACGTCCTGACCAACGTTATAAAACGAAGCCATATCCGCCGACAGCCCTGTAAGAGCCATAGCCATATCGCTTGCGCTGTCATTGGCAAGCCCCATTCCTGCCGCCATTGCCATGAAGTTTGAGCCTGTCTGCTTTGCGGTAAGCTTTGAAATACCATAGGTTTTTACAGCAGTGTCAGCGAAGTCCTCCATTTTCTGCTTGGACTCTCCGAAAGCCGTGTCAACAACGTTCTGAACTTCCGCAAGGTCTGAGGCTGTTTCTATGGATTGCCTGCCGAAGTCCACAAGCTTCTTGACGGAGAATGCAGCTGTCAAAGCCATTGCAAGACTTTTAAGCTTTGGCTTGATATCCCCCACCATATCGGAAAGGCTTTTCAAACCCTTTTCAAAGCCCTCGCTGTTTATGTTGGTGTCAAAATTCAAGCACCCGTCAGCCATTGTCATTCACCTCCCGTCAGTTGTTTCAGAAACTCTTTGTCCTCGTTTTCAGCCCTCTGCTCTTCTGCCGAGAGCTTTCGTTTAAGGTCTATCATATTGCGGTGGTTTCTGTAAAACTCCTGCTCGTATTTTTCAAGCTTTTTGCCCTTGTTAAGCTTTTGCCGTATGCCTATAACAGACGAAAAAAGCCCCTCGCCTATCTCGTTGAAATAGCCGAGAAAAGTCCACCAATGAAGATATTTTACCGTCCTCGTTTCAAAGCCTGCCGCCTTGTTCACCGCAGGAAAAATAATACTCTCGTCCTGCTCCCAATCAATAGTCTTTGCAGGCTGAACGCTCTCCTGGGGAACATCTCCACCGCCCACAAACCAATAAGCCTTGTCAACAGCCTCCTGCAAATGCTCTCGTGGGATATCCTCAGCGTAAAGGCATTTAAGGCACACATAGCACTTTTCACGCTCGTCAAGTTCAGGGTCTGCAAAGGCTGAATAGATACGCAGAATTACTCGAAAATCTGAGCGTATGGCATACTCTTTGCCGCCTATTTCAAGGGCTGTGGGCAAGTTGCCTATCATTTCAGCAGCTCCCTGAGCAGAGCCTTTTTGTCCTCGTCAGAAAGCTCCGCCACGTTGACCGCAGGCTGAGCAACAACGGGAGCTATGTACTTCTCCACCTTTTCTTCGAGCTTTATCTGAGCCGCCGTCTGTGCTGACTTTATCTCCTGCACCACCACCGCAAGGAGCGCTTCAAGGAAGTTCACAAGTACAGGCTTGCCGTTTGAAGCCACAGAGAACACGTTCACGCTTCCGAGCGCCGCCGTACACACATCGGTTCCAAATATGTCATTGACCATTTCTCTTGCACGCTGGTCATACTCTTTGAGAAGCTGAGTTCTGTCCTCGTTCTTCTCACGTTCTGACACTTCTTCTGCGATATTGTCAGCCTTGCTCATAGCGTCCTGTATCCTTGTGATGATACCAACGTCTGACACGTTTATCCTTATAACTCTGTTCTCGTCGCCGTTTATAGCGTACTCTTTGTAATTGCCGCTGTTAAAATCTATTGACTGCATTGACATTTTTATCATCCTTTCTGTATTATGGCAAACAAAAAGCACTCCGCTCTGAACGAAGTGCTTTCATATGTTTGTCATATAGTTTATTCTTCCGTAGTCTTTGCAAACGTTGGCACGCCTGCCGCAAATGTGACAGAGCCTTTCACTCTGTTTCCTGCAAAGGTGCAGTTGAACGGGATATTTACGCCCCCCTGCGGTCCGCCATAAGACTGCGGCTTGACTATGACATCTTCCGTCCAAGCGTCATACGCACCTGTGGTCTTGTCAACAATGACCTCAAGCACGCTTGTCTTGCAGGCGTCACCGGTAAGACGATTCATCATGATATCCTTGAGCTTTTCGTAAAGTGCGTCACCGGGCTTTGCATAGAATGTGTCAAGGTCGAACTCAGGCTCATAGCCGTTGTCCTCAACTGTGGTTTCATCAAGGATATTCTTCTTTGTGGAAGTGTCAGGGTTGAGTGCCACACTTGCGTCCTCAACGTCCTTACCGAGAAGATACCAGCTTGGTGATGAGGCGACCGCTGCGAATGTAGTGTCAAGATAATGCAGAAGATGACTTCTGTTGAGCTTTCCGCTCTTGTATGAATAATCAGGCATATGTTTTCCTCCTTTTATATCTGATACTGTGCCGCTATCTGTAACTGATACTGCACAGTATCGTTTGTGTTTTCATTTGGTATTGCGTATATCATTCCATTTGCACAGGTGAGCTTTTCAAGAACGCCTGTCCTTTCCTCGTCATCTGTTATGGTAGTGAACGTGGTATCTCTATGCTTGTCTGCATAGCTTTCAAGCCACATCTGCAATTCAAGCAGTACGCCGCTGTTTGACATTCTGTCAAAGTCGTTCATAGACTGATACACCGCATAGAGAATGAAGTTATGCTGTCTTGTCTGACCGCCCAAAATATCAGAACTTATAAGGCTGTCGCCTGTTGAGGACAAGCCATAATTGGTGGGCGTATCATCGGTAAAGTCGATATGGATATCGTTGCAGACCTCCGATATTTTCGGAAACTGCTGCAAAATATCTTTCACAAGCTTGATTATGTTCATTTCACTTTGCCTCCCATTATCGCCGCCGCTCCTCTGAGTATCTGCTTTTTCTTGTCGGCTTTCATTCGCTCAAACCAAAGCTTGCCTGCAAGTGGCTCTTTAAAAGTGCTGTAAACAAGGTCTTTGTCCGTCAGCACTTTCTTTTCACCCTGTCGGGCGTATGCCGAGCCTGTAACAGAGGATACCATAAGCTTGCCGTAATACTGATAGCGTGCGTAAGGTGCAAGATACTGTATCTTGCCGCTGCCTATTTTTGTGCCTCTCGTGGCAGACTTTCTCAGATTAGTGCTGAGGGTAGGTGTATACTTCACCATATGCCTTATGCACTCGGCGTCAATGAACTTCTGAGCCTTGTCAAAGCGTTCTGAATACTTGCCTGCAAAGGACTTATCCCAAGTGATAGCCCTGCTGTCCATAGGCTGACCTATCTTCATTTCACGCTCACCTCCATATGTGGCAGACCGCCGAACATATAATCATCAATGCTCATTACCGTAACAAAGTCATACTCCGCACGAAACATTTTCATGCTCTCAGATATGCTCTGCGGCGTTTGATTATCGAACTCAAACTCGCATTTTCCTCTCACAAGCATATCCTTTGCAGGTGTTTTCGGCACATTATCGTCATAGAAATACACCCTTGTGCTGTCTGAGGTCTGCATACCGCTTTTCACGATACTTCCCGACTTATTCTCACACCAGTAAACTTTCTCTGCATACTTCCGCACAAATCCCCCTGTCTGCTTGTCGAAAAGATACACCGTGCAATCGCTGTTTGCAAGCATTTACCTCACCCCTCTGTAAAGCAGCCCTGTTCCGCTGAGCCATTTGTACACGATATCGTGAACGGCTCTGTCAGCGTTCTGCCTGCGGATATCTGAGCTTTCATATGACTTTGACCAGCCCCCAACGCTTTCGGAAGATATCCCCTGGGTGCCGCCCTCCTGCTCTGCCTTGAAAATACTCTCCGCAAGCTCGCAGCAGCACATTTTCACTTCTTCGGGGATGTCGTTCTCGTCAACGTTGTCAAGGGTATATTGCTTCATAAGGCTTGTGGCTTGCATTGCATAGAAGTCAAAAGCGGCAGATATGTCAGGCTCTCTGCCGCAAAGATAAACGCCTATATAATAGCTCTCGCTTGCATATGCTTTCATACTGCCGCACCTCTTTACTTCTTGAATCTTGCAAGCACTACCTTTGACTGATCTGAGATAGCCACAGTGTAATGCTTGTCAGCAGATATATCTGTGCAGCGCTTTGTACTCTTTCTTTCGGTCTCAACGTTTGTATCACGCTTGAGGTAGATAGTCAGAGCTGATGTTTCGTCCTCTGTTTCAGTATCAGCGTTGAGCTTGATGATAGGGCATATGTAGAAAGTGCCAGCCTTGACAGCGGCGTTCTTTACAACATAGTCACCCACCTTTGGAGTGTAGCCATCTGCACAAGGCGTTACTGAGCCGAGCTTTATCTGTGATGCAGTTGGTGAAGCTGTGCTGTCCGCAACGACTTCCTTTGCACCCTCTGCATCGCTGTCAACTCTCACATACTGTTCTGGGATAGCCTCGTTAAGTGAAACCTTCTTTGACGGAACGATACGGCAGTTCGCTATTTTGCCTATCTCGCCTGTCATTACCACATTGTCGTCATACTTATCTGCTGAAATGAAGTTCGGGTCCTTTCTAAGCTGTGAGTTCTGATGAGGATTAATAAACATAGCCTTTTCGGTGTTCAGCTCCTCATTGAACTTGTCAACAGCGTCAACAATGCCGCTGTAAGAGATAGCAGAAGCCGAGCCGTCATAGATGAGCTGAGCTTTCATAAGTGCGTCCATGCTGTCTGCGTCCACCTTAGAAGCGATAGACATTGCAAGCTGTGAAGTCGCCTGACCTACAGGGTTGCCATAGCCGCTGAGAACCGCTTCATCAGTTATCTCCACCGCTTTCATGGCTTTCTTTACCTTAGCCTGAGTGGAGTCTGTTTCAAGCTTGACAGTTTCGGCTTCAATGCCCTCTGCAACATCAACTGCATCGCCGATATACTTGTACTGCGGCACTGTGATAGTGTCTCCGGGCACGCCAACGAGCGTTCTGTCTATCTTCGCAAAGGGAGATACAGTTATCTTAGACTCTATCTTTGCGTCGATCATATCACTCATTACCTCAGGATCGATAAGGTCGGTGATCTTTGTCTGCCCTGCGAAATACTGCATAGAAATTCTAATGCCATTTGTCATTTTCATAATATCCTATCCTTTCAACTGTTCGTATTTTTCGGGGTCTGTTCGTTTAAGTTCCAACCTCTGCATATACCCCATTTTTGCAAAGGTTTCCTTGCTCACTTCACCTGCGGCAGGCGTTCCTGTGGGAGCAACCGGGTTCTTGATAGGCTCGGAGCTTTCAAAAAGATAATCGTTATCTTTCTTCACGTTCTCGATAGCCGTCTTGATATCCTCAGCCTGATTTTTGGAAGCTTTGAGAGTTTCCACATCAAGCAAAGCTTTAAGAGCCTTGACGTTTCTTGCCTTGCTTGCCGAGATAGCGTTATCAAGGGCAGCGTCAAACTCCATATCAGATATCTTCGCCTGATACTCGGTATCTTTCTTAGCAAGGTCAGCGGTGAGCTGTGCGACTTTGCCGTTAAGCTCCTTGACGTCCACGCCCTCAAATTCTTCGAGAGAGTTCTGTGCGGTATCAAGACGGTTTTTCACCTTTTCAAACTCAGCCACAGTCTTATAATTCTCTGCCACCTGTTTTGTGATGTCCTGTTTCTTGTCCTCAGGGATAACGATACCCAGAGCGGCAAGGATCTCAAAAATGTTTTTCATATGTTTGTCCTTTCTACATAGCTTATATACCGCTCTGTCTGCGGTGTGAAAGTCTGACAGTTTAACGTCATATCAAGGACGAAATGGTATGAAAAAAGCACCCGTTAAGGTGCTTAATTCCGATATTTGGGTATAAAAATACCGCCCGACCTTAGTCAAGCGGTAAAATTATCATTTGAAATACTCTGTAAGTTCAACTTCTGAATCAATGTACACAGCGTCAATATAATAACTGTTGTGTACGATTATCTTCTTTCCGTTTAATTCATATATCTGCGTTTGTGAGCCGTCAACATCTGTCAGCATATCGAAACGTTCAATGCCTGGGATATGCTTTTCCAATGCCGCACATTGCTTTTCAAAAATTTCTTTGTCCGCAACCGTGCAAATATTGTATTCATATTTCTTCATTGCTGATCATCCAATCCATACCTTTTATCTACTGATCTTCGTGTTTTTACAGCGGTCTTCAAAGTGTCTGCTACGGCTTCTTCTCTGCTCATGTTTTTTCGTGTCATTTTATCTGATACCAAGTCTTCAAAAGAAATGATAGGGTCGGTCTGGTCAAGGGTTTTACGAGCTTTTTGATCTTCCATTAACTCTCTTGCCTGAAAGCGATACTTGTTACGCAGTTCACAAGCTTGCCTTGCCTGCTCTTCAATAGACTTGCTTTTGTCGATAAGCTGAGGGATATTTTTGTTGTGGTGTTTATACCACTTTCGCACGTCTATATCAGACATCTTACCTTTCATATCAATTATATCACTATAATCTTTTTGCGTCAAGTCTATCTTGGTTTTTCCAACCCCCATATTCCCCAATCCGTCGGCGTTCACACGCTCTCTCTGCTGAGGCAGACCCATTGCTTTTGAAAACCTTGTATACTCCTGGGAAGTGCCACGATATTTACAGCGTGCGTTGATGATATCCTCCTCGTCTGCGCCTGCCTCTTCAAGAAGATGTATCTTCTGCCGCTGGGCTCTCATTGCAGTTTCAAGCTTTCTTTGCCGCTGTAAAGCTTCATACTTTGTGTACTCTTTATCGCCGTATTTAACAGGCTTGTTCTCCTCTGCATTCATCTGCGCAAGCTCCTCATCTGTATAGGAACGCTCAGATATGCCGGGGATAAAAGGGTAATAATCGTGATAGCAATTCGCTCCGCACAGACCTGTCACAGTACCAAGACCGCAGATAGTTTCAAGTTCTTTTTTGCTGTAGACCTTGCCCTGCCATTCTTGGTGAGAGGGTCTTGCTCCGCTGTGCCAAGTGACTTCAAAATAGTCTGTGCCAAGCTCTTTGGCGTTATCCTCATTCATTTTTGCGGTTAACTGTGAAAGCCCTGTCATCACCGAACGCCTTGCGGCTACATCTGCTCTGTTGCTCCAGCCTGTGGCATAGTCCACAGTACGCAGACCTGAGTTCGTCATATCCGAAATGACTTTCTTTATGACCGTGTTATAATCGAACGCTCCGCTTGCTATGCCCATTATGGCGTTGTCAAGGCTCTGCTGATAGAAGTCAGCCGCCTGCGTGAATTTAAGTTTGCCGTCAGGCTGTTTTACTGCAAATCCAAGTGACTGAGATATGTTTTTAAGCTCCCCCGAAGTCTGCTCCGATACAGCCGACAGCAGCCTTTGCAGCCCCTCATTTTCTTCAAGGGGTATCCGTGCCTTGCCTTTGGTCTTGTATATGCTATCGTCCCATTCATAGCCTTTTTGCAGGATTTCATTGTACAGCTCTTTTATCTCAGCTTTGGAGAGGTCAAGGTTATCGGCTATGGCTTTCTTTATCTCACGCTTGCTCATTCCAAGCTCGTGAAGCCTGTATATCTGCCAATCCGCCGAACGTGTTATCTCGCCGTTTATCTTTATCCTACGGACGATATCCTCCATTATCTGCATTTCAAGGTCACGCAGGGGCTTGTCAAGAACCATTGAAACTCGCTCTATCTCGCTTGCTTTGAGCATTATTCTATCACCTCTGCGGTGCTGTCAGAGGTCATTTTCTTAGCCGTTTCCTCGTCCTCACCATACCATTTCATTCGGTATTCCCACAGTGGCATAATGCCCATAGAAACGTCCTGACGATCGCTTGCACGCTTTGTTTCATCATCTGCAAGGATACTGTCCTCAAAGTTCACAGACAGCTCATAACCGCTTTGAGTAAGCCCATTATAAAACGCCAGCGAATAGCAGAGGTCTTCAAGGCAGACACGGAGATTATTCTGTATCGCCGTGACAGTATCGAACTTTCTCTGCTTTGAGGACTTTATCTCCGTTGCCGTCTTATCAACTGTCTGTGGGTTTGAGATATCCCCATAGGACAGCCCCACAGCAAACTCTATCTCACGCTTGTATTCTTCAAGTCCTGCGATAAAATCAGCCTGCCTTAACTGCGGTGAGAACTCGTGATAAAAGTCACCGCTCGTGCCAGCCGACACGTTTACCCCTCTGAAAAGCCGTTCATTGAGCTTAGGCATTTTTGCACGTTTCTTACCTGTGAACGGGTCTGTCACAGGTCTTAGCACAGCCTCGTCAACGTCTATGGCACGCTCCCCGGATTCAAACTCCCAATCGAGCCTGCCGAATTGGATATCAGCTTTTCTTATGACTTCCTCCGCCCCTGCGAACACTGATACGCCTGAATGTGAACCGTCAACTGTATTGTCGATAGGATTGACATAATAGCCGAAAGAGGGTCGCAGCATAAGGGGATAGGCCACCTGAGGGATAAGCTCCGCCCACTCTGAAACAGCCGTGAGAGGTATCTCTGCCCCCAAAGACACGCCGTCATTGGAGCGAAAAGCCCTGTTTGTGATAGTCAGCCCTTTTTCATAGTCCAGAGCGTGATATTCAAGCCTTATGCGGTAATCATTATCGCCCATGCGTTTTATCTCAGGGAAAATGACCTTTATAAGCCTGCCGTTCACGTCATACTCCACAGGAATGAACTGCGACTGCGGAACATACTGCACCTTATCAGCACCCAGCGGCTTTATTATCATTGCTCCTGTTGCAAGACCTCTTTGCAGATTTTTATTGAGGTTTTCAAGGGCGTTTTTCATTATGGCATCAAGCTTATCGTTGGAAACTTTCAGGGTCATTTCATTGATAGCCGTGTTTGCAAACTCCCTCACAACAGCGTGTTCAAGCCGCAGAGAGTGAACTCCCTTGGGTGCTGCCTTACCTGCATACATTCTGTCCCACTTGTCAATAGCTCTTATCATACTGTCCGTCACGGCGATATCAATACCGTAAACGCCCTTTATATCTGACTTTGAAAGCATTCTGCTTATCCACTCCCTTATTTTTGAAATAATGCCCATAGCTTACTGACCCCGCCTTTTCCATACTCTTTCCATTGCATACCGAACGGCGTCGATAACGTGGTCATTGCCGTCGGGATAGCTGCTTATAACATTGCCCTCTTTATCCCTGTCATACTCGCAGTTGATGAACTCCTCGCAAGCCACAGGACAACGCTTGTTATCTATAACGATACTTCGCAGAGATTGCAGCCACTTATATGAATACTCCCTGCTGTTAGGACCTTTCTCTGCACCTCTCGCAAGCAAGCCGTATGCTCTGTAATCCTCAACAGACTTATTCTCTGCACTGTCGCAGGTGATAAGATCGTTTGCCGTGATACCAAGCTCCAGCAAATGCTTTGCGGTATCAACATTCTTTGTTTTGTTGCAGGTGTACTCCTGCCATATGAACAGCGTGTGCTGAGCAGGGGCATAATGCACTCTGACAAAAGCGTAAAGGTCGGGATACCAGCCCCAGTCAACGCCGTTATAGATGTTATCGAACTGTGCTATCTCGTCGTCGGTTATCTCTCTTATGAGGACGTTATCAAAAACATTGCCACCCGTACCGTTTGCAACGCCCATATACTCGTTCTCATAGGCAGTGGGATTGGTTTCTTTGAGAAATTCGGCGTCATCAAGAAAAGGCTTGCCAAGCCACTTTTTCGGCACAGTAAGATAAGTGCTTTCGGTAACGAGTCTGTCCGTTCTCGGCACTTTGATGTACTTGTTCGCCCAGTTCTGAGCCGACTTCGGAGGGTTGAAAGACTTGAACTTATATGCTCTCTCGCCGCCTCTTATAACAGACTGTTCTATCGTTCGCACAGCTTCTTCACCGCCGAACTGGTCAAGCTCCTCAAACCACACGATGCCGATATAGCCAAAAGGCGGCTTGATAGACTTTATCTTGTGCGGGTCATCAGCACCACGAAAGTATATTTTCTGCCCTGTTGAAATGCGTGTGATCTCAAGGGGCGACTTTGTGCAGGCAAACTCATCATCAAGACCAAGTGCAGATATTGCCCAGAGTATCTGAGAATAAACGCTGTCTTTAAGAGTATTCGCCACAGCACGCAGAACACAGACGTGCATATTCTCGTTCTTCATCAGCAGGTCGATAACGTTCAGACCGCAGAATGAAGATTTAGTCGAGCCACGTCCGCCGGGGAAAACATACTCGGAATGTTCCTGCTCTGCAATATCGAACAGGACAGGTGAGAACGTAGGAGCAACAAGGCTCGCAGGGATACCGCTGTACGCCTTATCGGGCATAGAAACAGGCTCAAGCTTTTGTTTTTCAAGCCTGAGCCTTGCGTTATCGTATTTTATCTTATGTTTGAGCATATCGTCATCACGGATAATGTCACGCAGCTCTTTCACCGCCGCAACGTCCCCTTGCTTTGCCCTTGCCATAAGAGCCGCATTCACAAGCAGCATATTATTTATGAAGTCAGGGTCAAGGCTGTTAAGGTCAATGCCCTGCTCCACGAGGAACTCATAGTCCGCTCTGGTATTGGCAGGCTGTTCAAGCAGGAAGTCCATTACCTGCTTCATAGTCTTTTTACGTCTGCGGACTTCGCCTGATTTTTTACCGCCTTTTGCACCGTTTTTTCGAGCTTCACTCGAGCTTGGAACTATTAAATTCTGTTCATTCGGCATTCACCTCACCTCGATTTTTTTTTGTTCTTTTGGGTATGAAAAAAGCCCCGGCAAGCGGAGCTTTATAATTTATAAGTGATTGTTCTTTTTATATATGTCAAGCAAAATAGTATGAATGTCTTCCATTCTTTTTTCGTCTTCTTTTTCCTGTTTTGCAAAAGCCTCTATATTGTACCTAAAAATTAATATTGTTAAACTCATAAATATTAGGCTACAAACTAATGAAACTAAACCAACTTCAAAACAAAAAATTTGATATGTCATATCACAAACATCAAACAAATTTACTACAATATTTGATATTGCAAATATCATTGACAACGATATTATTCTCTCTAGTCTTTTATTAAGCCCTTTGTTGCATATCATTCCTGCCGCAGGATTGCTTGATGTGGCAAACAGCACTAGTATTGCTACATAGACTCCCAACATTGCAATGGAATAATCAACTATATGTTCATTAAAGCTGCCAACAAACTCAACAACCAAATCGGTAGTTTTATTGTTTTCTATTGCCGAAACACAGATGTTTAGTATTTTTGCCAAAACACCACATATAACATAAGAAATAACCAAACCTACGATTTTGAAAACATTATTTTTTTTCAAAATATCACCTAAACCTAATCAAATCATCTATTTCAAAATCTAATGGAACCTGATCTGCTGTTTTGCTTCTAATAAAACTTGCAAAAGACAACCTCCTGGCTGATAGCGCTACATCAGCATTATCAAGTATGAATGATGACGACAAATTATTATCCGGACAATTGCTGAAATCGTATGTTAAATTCAAATACGAATCTCTCAATTTTGCCGTCTGTATTTTCTCATCTATACCTTGCTTGTAATGCACCACTATTTCCTCAATAGTATCTACATCCAAATTTAAATTATTAAGCAAAACCATTACTTGCTGTTTATTCATTCTCGCATTTTTTGAGCGCCCTGCTTTCAATTCAAACGAAATTTTTTGTGCGTCAGTACTAGCACTTTCTTGGGTAAAACTTTTTAAAGACTCAAATAGGCCTGATCCTTGAAAGCCATAGAATCTATCAATCGCAGAAGAATTCATATTTACTGTTATTGAAACGCTCCTTACAATTCTGGCATTTCTTACCATCTCTAGCCCGGTATCATAAGTTACTGGAGTCATAATGAAATTACATCTATCTTGTCTTAACATAAGATTCATAAATTTACAAATGACCTTAACCGACGGTGACGCTTTACTTCCGGAAACCATCGCAACATTATCATCCTGGTTATAGTAAACAAAGGTGATATCATACAAAAGTGAAGTCAATTCCTCAACCTTTCCATTATCTTCTTGGTATGTAGCACCCCTTTTAAGTGTTCCGAAAGGAATAATAAATGATTTTTGTGCATTCAAATTAGGACGAATGATTTGAAATATTTTCATTGTCTTCCCAGAAACAATATGCTGATTATTAATTTCCCCGTTAATTCTTGCACGATCTAATCTCTCAAAGAAAGCAGACATATTTACGTCTACTATCTCTAAATCTCTATTTATTATGCCCATAAAATAGAACTTTACAACTTTACTCATATGCGATCTCCTCATAATAATATTTCTTAAATAATATCACTAATCAGAGCGAAAATCAACGAAATGCACCGAATTTCTATTTACTGCATAAAAGTCGATTACCTTTTTTATGCAATATATCAAAAATTCGACATTTATGAACTTTTTACGACGCAACGCAAAAGCGACCGCAAAATGCAGCCGCCCTTGTGAAAATATTATAAGGAGTTTTGTAAATGGTGGAGCAGATCTGAGCGGTGGCTCGCTCTCGACCTGCATACGGAGCTTTCGCCCCGTCGGACTTTTTTATGGAGGTCCGCAAATGTTTGCTTGCCTTATTGGCTATTGTAATGATATCATACTATGTGCGTTCCTGCAAGTGGTATTGAGTGGTCTTGTGTGGTATATTTAATTTCTCGCACCCATTGTGAAACATTCTCAGCACCGTCTTGTAATCTCTGAAAATATAGTTGTGAGCTATCTTCTTCACCGATATACCATTGATGAAATACAGCTTGATTATCCTTGCAGTATCTATGGTTTCAGCTTCCTCATTGCAGAACACCTCGTCTATCTCAGCTTGTATCTCCTGCGTGAGCCTTGCACGTTCTTCGCTCAGTTCCTTTTGTTTCTCACCCTTGCAGGCATAACTCAGCATTGAGCTTTCAGCCGTGTTGCCGGGCGTTCCTGCCGAACTGTCATTCTTGTCATAGCATACGGCTTTCCCATTCAGTATCCTTGCCCTGTTTTCTTCAAGATTGGCTATGAGCTTCGGTATCAGCTGATAGCGTGATATCTTTTCTTGTATTGTCATTTTGTACCTCCTCGATCATTCTTCCGCAAACAGGACAGAATTCAAAGCGGACTTCCTTGCCGTCTGCACCAAGCTTTTCGCTCCACTCTGTCACTCCATTGCAGTATTCACAGCCTGTATATTCGGGTATGCTTACTCCGTTATGTTTCGCAAGCCCCTCGTCGCAGAGTATCAGCTCCAGTGCCTGCAATGCGTATGTGAGCTTTTCTTCCCTGTCCTGCGTTTTGTTTATCTTCCAGACCGTTGTCTGCCCTCTGCGGATATTCTCCTGCATTATGCAGGACTGTCTGAAGAACCTGCCGTTTCGCTCTTTACTGTGAAGATACTCCCTCTTGTATTCTGCCTGCTTGTCCTCGCATATCTCTTTCGACCACCCCTCGTGCCTGTTCTTGTAGCCAAGTCTTGATAACTGTGAGAAATACTTATACTCCTCAGCAGGATACTCGTCATAGATGAGCCTGCCGTCTATTGCCATATCTTCATACCGTGCAAATTCTTCTTGTGACATTCTTTTGAAATCTATCTTTATAGTTGATACCCCCTTTTGTGGAGGGTTGTGGAGGGTTTTCACTGTTTTTCAAGAACTCTTTCTTTATATATATTCTTTTTATTTTCTTATACGAAAGGTTAAGAAAACCCCTCAACCTATCCACAACCCTCCACACTTACAGATACTTACACTTGCTCGTCAAGGGTTATACCTGAATAATAATTGCACCCTCTGCCTTTTACTTTCTCAAAGCGTTTTGCAAGCTCCATACCGAACTTTGTTGAACTCATACGATATTCATTGTTCTGCTCAGCCCAGTTAAGATATGCCGCAAAAAGCTGACTTGACTTAACGCTCAGACCCTTGCCCACAGTACACTTATCCTCAACAAATGCAGAGATAACGTCCATTTCACGGCGGTACTCCCTCACTTCTTCAAGGACGGCACGAGGCATTTTAAGCCCCTCTTTCTGCCACAGCAGACAGCCCTCGACTGCCCAGCGGAATATGCCCGTAAGCTCCGCCGACAGCTTGTATTTCAGCCTGCGGTCTATCTTTTCTTCGGGTATCTGCACAGTGAATGGTATCATATGTATCCTGCGCCATATGCCCGTATCCGTTCCTCTGATGACAGGCTTATGGTTTGTCGCCATCCAAAGTTTGAACTCAGGTTTGAACTCAAACTCGTCGCCGTAAAGCTTTCTTGCCGTAACAGTATCATCGCCTGTAAGCTGTTTGAGCAGACCCTCGTTGATACGAACGCCCTCGTTAGGCTCAACGCTCGTCACAAGCCTTGCTCCTTTCAGACGGGCTATATCGCTGTTTATGGTGGTGCTCTGATTTGAACGCACCATAATAGTTTCAGGCTGGATATTTGCCGCATAGTCCCCGAAAATATCCCTTATGATATCAATGAAAGTTGACTTGCCGTTTCGTCCTGTTCCGTAAAGAAAGAACGCACATTGCTCGGTGGTCGAGCCAGTCAGGGAATATCCCACAGCTTTCTGAACGTATCTGATAAGGTCTTTATCCTTTCTGAAAATATCATCAAGAAATGCAAGCCAGCGAGGACAATCGGCATTCTCTGAATACTCAACGGCTGTCATTTTCGTCAGATATGTCATAGGGTCGTGAGGAGATATGCCGCCGCTTCGCAAGTCGATAACTCCACCCGGGGTATTGAGAACAGTTTTAAATCTGTCCATCTGAGCAGGCAGAACAGGAACGTGGTGCATGACCTCGCTTAGCATTGCGTTCTTTGATTTGTTAGAACGGCAGGATTTCATATGCTTCTCAAAGGCTTTCGCCATATCCGTTCCCTCGTCTGCGTCAAGCTGAGCGTACACCTTTGCCTCTGCCGCCATACAAGCCACAGCCTTGTCTGCAAGACGTTTAACTGTGCCTGTCATATCGGTACACCACTTTCTGCCGTCATACCAAAGCCAGCGTTTATCGGTGTAGCAGTATCTCACCTGCTCGCCGAAAAGGTCAACAAAGCGTTCTGCGTTGCCTGTATCGTCAAATGAATAAAGTCTTGGCTTGGCTTCTTCCTGTTCCACAGCGCCCACAGAAATCGGCTCATAGGGCGACTTGAAGTTAAGAGAAAATCCCCCTGCGAACTTTGGCGAATAGGTCTTGTCGCAATCGGCAATGGCTTTCTGTATGGTGAGTGCGCCGTAGGTCGAACCGCTTTGCGCCCTGTCCCACTTTTCACGCATAAGACCTGAGGAACGGAATATCATATCCATTTTCTCTGCGTCACAGCCTGTCCAGAAGGCAAGCATTGAGCAGAACGCCATATCAGCTTCACTCTGCGAGGTATATCCTGCGGTTCTTCCACTGTAGAGGGAAACAAATTTTCCTCCGTTCTTTGCACCTGCCGCAGCTTTGATTATCTGGTCTGCGGTGTCAAGTCTGACAGCAGGAACAGCCTTTGCCACAGGCTCGTGACCGCCTCCTATATACTTTTCGTGCAATGGCTTTATGCTGTCGGAACACTCTGCGATACTCTCATATTCTGAGCAGGAGTTGCCTGTCATAACGAAAAATCTGCCGTCCTCATACATCTCAACTGAGCCTTTACGTCTGCCACGCTTTGGGAGCGTTCCTCTGCATATGATATGTATGCCCTTGCCTGATTGAGATATTTCAGTATAGCTTTGCAGGGTGGAGATAAATTCAGATATGATGTTGCCGTTCTCTCCCCTTTGGTATGCCTCAAGCTCCTCCTCTTTGCCGTCAATGTCAACACCGAAATAGGGACAGCCACCGAACATAAATCCTATGCCCGAATGTTTTTCTGAGGCTCTCACAGCCGTATCGAAATCGCACCAAGTAGAGGGGTTATTTGACATAGCCCCTCCGCCAGTAAGTGCGTTTATTGGCACTTTCTTTATCTTCCCTCTCTTTTCATCAGGCACAGCGTCCCAGCATATCCAGTTTGGCAGGGCTTTAAGCTCCTGCGGTATTTGTTCGTACATATATCCAACTCCTAACATAAATTTTGAAAAGTCAAAGCCTTTCACTTATCCCCGAAAAACGTCCAAAAAGTTGCATTAAAAATGCAACAATTGCAGAAATGTTGCCAAATTAAAATATAAATCATTTGTTTGCACAAAATATCATCTGCGTTTTTATGCAAAAGCACTATGACTTTTCGCTTTTCTCAGAAATCAGAACGGCACGCCGTCATCTGTAAGCACGTCCTCAAAATCTTCAAGCGAGCCTATGGCACTGTCAGCCTGCGTATTTGTCTTAGGCGTTGCAAAGCCCGTCTGCTTAGTCGCAAAGCTGTCCGCCTTCGGTGCAGAGGATTTGAACTTATGCTTGCACTCGGGATACTTTGTAGGGCTGACAAAATTAATGCGTTCCTGCTCCTTGCCGTTCCATTCCTCGTGCGTGAGATCTACCCTTATGCACTTGTTCAGCAGGTCGGTGCAGTATGCTTTAAGGCTGTCATACTCCTTGCCGTCAGGAAGCTTAGCCGCCTTGCCCATTGCCATAAGCTGAGCAAAGTTGTAGCCCTCCACCTGCATATCGTTCTCATTAGGCTCATGCTTTTTCCATATGGTGTGAAACAGGCAGGAGTTGCCGTATTTCTGCCCCTGCACGTCATTTCTGATGACGAGAGTGAAGTTAAGACCCATCGAGCCTTTCTTTGTTGTGCGTTCCTCGATAGCGGTTATGATGCACTCGTAATCGCCCTCAGGCTTTAATCCGTTCTGAAATGCCTCTGATTGATTTGACTTAAATCCCATTTTTTATTCCTCCGTTAGTAAATTTACTGCGTCCTCTGCCGAACGGCATATGCCTGCCAATGCTCCGCACTCACGCATTTTTGTTATGAACTTCTTCTGCTCGGGACGAACTCGTCCCGACTTTGTTTTGACTTCGATAAAGACAGCTCTGCCGTCCTTATGTCTTACGCCGAACAGGTCTGAAAAACCTTTCGGCACGCCTGTGGTGAAATATCTGCCGTCAACTGTTCTGCCCTCGCCCACGTTCACACGAAAGACAGTGCAATAGGGCGATACCGCACAGCGTATCTCGTTTTGTATCCTGTGTTCTTCCGTCAACCCATAAGCCCCCTTTGCCTTGCCTGATAATACGCCCAGCCTGATTTGTAGCCGTGACTTTTCGCATACTGCAAAAGTTCGGGATAGGTATGACAATCGGCAGGCGAGCTGAAATCAAGCTTAAATCCCTCCACCTTTACAAGCCCAACGCTGCTGTCAGTTTCAAGCTTTCTCTCTGCTGAGGGGAACTCATATCCGCAGTGAGGACAGCTCACCTTTTGACCTGTGGGCGGTGAAGCAAAAGTATAAAAACATTCGGGGCATTGTTTCACCTTGTCGCTCTGCTCCTGCTTTTTATGCTGAGCTTTCGGCTTTTTCTCCAAGCTCCACTGCCTGTCATCGTCAGGCATACCAAACCTTGCATAGTTGCCAACATGGTCGATTATGACGGCTCTTTTGTTAGGTCTGTACCGCATACATCTCATAGCCTGCTGAATGTAAAGAGTAAGGCTCTTGGTCGGTCGCAGGAGTATGGCACACTCGCAGTCGGGAACGTCAAAGCCCTCGGAGATAAGGTCAACGTTGCACAGCACGGTTATATCTCCCCTGCGGAAAGCTGAGATAATGCTGTCACGCTCGCTCTTAGGAGTAGAGCCGTCAATGTGTGCCGCCTTTATGCCGTTGTCATTAAACACCTCTGCCGTCCGCTGAGAATGTCTGACGGAAGCACAGTAGCAGACCGCCTTTTTGCCATTTGCTAACTGTTTGTAATACTTTATGACGTCACCGAATACAGTATTTTTTACCATAGCTTTCTCTATCTCAGCCGCCATATATTCTCCGTGAGAAACGTGAAGCCCTGTAAGGTCGGCAACGTCAGGAGCATAGTAGTCATAAGGTGCAAGACAGTTGTTATCAATAAGCCATTTTGCGGATACCCCTATGATAAGCTTGTCGTTCACGTCACCAAGCCCGTCACCATTAAGGCGGACAGGGGTCGCTGTAACGCCCACTCTCGGCACGTCTGAAAAGTATTCGTATATGCGTTTGTATGACTGAGCAAGGCTGTGATGATTTTCGTCAGTTATGATAAGGGCAGGTCTGGCAAGCTTTTTAAGCCGTCTTGTAATAGTCTGCACCATACCCACCTCGCAAAGTTTCATATCAACGCCCCAGCGAATAAACGTCTTTTTTATCTGCTCCACAAGCTCACGTCTGTGGACGAGAAAAAGCACTCTCTTGCCGTTAAAGGTCGTTCGCCTTGCCATTTCAGCCACTATGCAGGACTTTCCCCCGCCGCAGGGCAGGACTATGCAGGGTGCTTTATACCCTGCACGCCAAGCCTGCCTTACCTGCTCCACCAGTTCATTCTGATACGCTCTCAGCTTCATTGGACTTCGCCGCCTTTACCCTTTTCAGAACGCATTTCATACAAAGCTGTTTGCCGTAATTCTTCATCGAGCCGTCTATTATCTGCTGAACTGTACGCCTGCCGTCTGACATTATCGTCTTTCCGCACTCTGAGCAGATATGTTCGTCTGCAAGGTGATAGTATGTCCTCAGTGCTTCATCAACAAGTTTCAGATCGTTGCTTATATACATACTGTCGAACAACCCGATAGGACTTTTGCAGGTGTCAGTGCCGTCCGTCTGAGTTGCGAAAAGATACTTGCCGTCAACCACAACAGTTTTAAGCACAGTTGTGAACATACCCTCAACAGTTATCTTCTCATCAAGCAGCTTGCCGATAGTTTTAGCTTTCTGCCTGCCGTCCTCGCCTGTATCAAGGTGATTGAGAAAATACACGATAACATCTTCGGGAAGCATTTCAACGCTTCTCACAAGCTCCCAAAAATTCTTTGCAATGTCGGTGAACTTCTGATAGCCCGTTTCCTTTGCACGGCGCATAAACTCGTTCACCATAAGATACTGACTATCGTCAACGGCTATGGACTTTGCCGTCTGAGCTTTCATAAAGCGTTCTATCTCGCCGTAATTGTCGGTATGTATCGTTGACTTAAACTGTGTGCGGAACGGAAGCTGTTTTCCGTTCACGTTAACAAGAGCAAGCTCGTCCTCTTTGAAATTTCTCAGGGAAGCAGATTTACCGCTTCCTGAAAAGCCTAATACAAGTATCGCAAGTCCCATTCTCTTTCCCTCCTTATCTTATGGTCAGTCCCGGTCTGCGGACAACTGCCGCATAGGGGATCTCTCTGCCTGCCTCGATAGCCGCCTTGACAGCTGTCTTGCTTATGTCAGGATCTTTGTATTTCAGCAGGCTGTCATCATTGACCTTTGCCCACTCCACAAAGGCTTTCGGGTCTGTTATCTCGGTGCTTTCCCTGCCCTTTGTAATGCTTATCTTAGCCATAACGCCCTCTATTTTGTTAAGGCTGACCCTCTGCATACTGTTCATAAGATAAGCTTTAAGGCTCTCTGCCTGCCTGATTTTCTGCTCACGTCTTGCTTTGAGGGCTTTCTCCTCTGCTTCAAGCATTTTCGCCTCGCTGCCCAGCACCTTAACATAAGCCGCAACGTTCTCCGCCTTGTCCGTAAACTCAGCCTCAACGCATTCAAGGGTGTCAAACCACACCTTTTCAGCCTCAGCCTTTTCCTCTGCCGTAAGCTCGGCATTTTCCGTCATATCCTCAAGGCTGTCAAAAAGCCTCTGAAAATCGTTTGTAAGCTCATAAAGTTTCATTTTTATACCTCCAGTTTTGAATTGATTATATCCGCAAGCTGTCTTGCTTTCTGTGTGAAAAGTCCGTAATTGTCGCTGTCATTATGCTCGTTCACAAAGTCCACAAGCCTTGTTACGCTGTCAACAGCGGTTGAAAGATAGGCCTTGAATATGGCTTTATCGTCCTGCACAAGCCTTGCAGGAGCGTTCTCTGCAAGCTTTTTCTCATACTCCGCCTTAGTTCTGTCAAGCTCCTCACGAAGCTGTGAAAGCTTGTCCTGCTTGCCCTTTTCAGCCTGCTCAGCTTTCTGTAAAAGCTCTTCTGTTACCTTCACAATTAGTTACCCCCTGCAAATTCTTCGCAGCATTCTCTTAAATATGCTGCTTTCTTGAAA